TAATGTTACTTTATCAGCACTTGCAAGTGGAACATTAACTGCAACAATAGCAGCAACTTCAGTTGAAGGTTCAATGTTAAATGATAATATTATTAGTGGACAAGGTGCTTTAGGTTCAGCAAGTGTGGCACAAGCTGACTTGTTAATGATAGATGATGGTCCTGGTACTGTTAAAAAAGTTACATTCTCAAATTTTGAGGATTCAATCTTCAATAATATTTCTGGAGATATTGCAATAGCAGCTGGTGGAGCAGTAACCATACAGGCAACTTCAGTTGATAATAGTATGTTGGCTGGTTCAATTGCAAACGGTAAATTATCTAATAGTTCATTAACATATACAGCTGGAACAGGTTTAACTGGTGGTGGAGCAGTATCATTAGGTGGTTCAGCTACATTAAATGTAATTGGGGGTACAGGAATTACTGCTAATGCTAATGATATAGCTCTTACAAATACAGCGGTTACTTATACAGCAGGAACAGGATTAACAGGTGGTGGAGCGGTGGATTTAGGTTCTTCTGCTACATTAAATGTAATTGGTGGTAATGGTATAACTGCAAACGCCGATGATATGATGGTAACAGCAGCTCAAACAACTATTACATCTATTATAAATAACGGTTTATCAATAGGTGGTTATTCTTCACATCAACTTATTGATTTCTCAACAGACGATATGATAAAAGTTTCGGTTAATAATGTTGCTGATGAATTTAGATTCTCTGCTGGTGGTACATTCCACGCAGACGCTGATGTAGTTGCATATTCTTCAACTACTGCTTCTGATGTAAGTTTGAAGAAAAATATTACAGATACAAAATATGGTTTATCTGATATTATGAAGCTTCGTGGTGTAGATTATGATTGGAAACGAGAAGATATGGGACATGACGTTGGTGTGTTAGCACATGAAGTTGAAGCAGTTATTCCTGAAATTGTGAAAGAATACGATGGTATGAAGGGAAGACCAAAATTTAAAGCAGTGGATTATAATAAGTTAGTTCCAGTATTAATAGAGAGTATAAAAACTCTTAAAATGGAACTCGAAGATTTGAAGAAAAAAGTGAATTAACACAATTTACTTGATATTTATAATATAGTTATAAAACAATAATAAGGAGAAAAAGTTATGGCCGATCAAGAGACAAAATTCACAGAAGATGAATTGAAATCTTTACAGGATCTACAAAACTCGTATCAACAAAAACAGTTACAGTTTGGTCAATTAAGAGTTCAAAAACTCTTACTTAGTCAACAGGTTGAGACACTTCAAACTCAAGAAACTCAATTAGAAGTTGAATACGGTGAAGTTCAAGAAACTGAACGAAAATTGGTTCAGGATTTGAATGAAAAGTATGGAGCAGGTACATTAGACCCCGCAACTGGAGTTTTTACACCGACACCTGAACCAGCAGTTAAAACTGAAGAAACTGCATAAATAAATTCTCTCCAGACATATTGTTTGGCAAATTATTTTATATTTATACTTAGACACATATAGTCGAAGTAGACTAATAACTTAGTTATTTAATTATAATAATAGGAGAAAAACAATGGCAGAAAGAATCGTAAGTCCGGGTGTATTTACTCGTGAACGTGACCTTTCGTTTCTTCCACAGGGTATTGCAGCAATTGGTGCATGTATAGTTGGTCCAACAGTTAAAGGACCAGCATTTGTTCCAACAGTTGTAAGAAATTTCCCTGAGTTTGAAGAAATGTTTGGAACTACGGATAAACGTTATTACACACCGTACGCGGTAGAACAGTATTTAAAAAGTGCTGGGACGGTTACCATAGTTCGAGTTCTCAATACAGCAGGATATTCAGCTGATTCATTAACACTTTTTGTTAGTGGAGCAGGAGCAACTACAAAACAAAATCTAGCAGTACTATTACCATCACGAGGTGGTTCAGATGGAACTGCAGATTTAGAAGCCAGTAATGTTACTGGTAGTTGGAGTACCTTTGAACTTATGTTAAGTGGTAGTAATTGGGGTGCGAAGAGTTTAACATCTCGTACTTATACAGTATCATTTGATACAGGAAGTGCAGATTATATTGGAGATGTATTTAGTAAAGATGCACAAGTACAAAAATCTGGTCAAAATACTGTATCAGCATATCTGTATAAGAACTTTAAGTATGCACAAAGTAGTCAAGGATATGACGCAACAGCAGAAGTAACTTCAAGTGCTGGAACTCATAACTTAGCTGTAACATACGCAAACTCGTCAACACCATACATTCAATCACAGATAATTAATGGTTCAAGATATAACTTATTTAAAGTTAAGACTCGTTCACATGGTTCAGATGTAAATAACAAATATAAGATTGTTGTTTTGAATGTAAAGACAGCTGCAAATGTTGCAGGAAGTGATTATGGAACATTTTCAGTACAACTTAGACAAACTGGGTTGAACGATAATAACTTGACAAGAGATAATATCGTTGAACAATGGGATGGATTGAATTTTGATCCAACAAGTCCAAGTTACTTTGCAAGACGAATTGGTGATAGATATGTAACAATAGACGCAAATGGTAAACTTACCTATAATGGTGACTGGCCAAATCTGTCTAAACATATTTATGTATCTGATTTTTCAGATGCAGCAGATGGTAGTTTACCTCAGAACGTAAGTCCTATGGGACACGCGGCAATTAGTAATCCTTTTGGTAGTGATGATTCAGCAACTCCCGCATGGGCGTTTAAATCTTTACAAACAAATACACAAGGTGAATTTGACGCTAATGTTCCTTATGGACATGATTATTCTAACGCAGATGCTGGAGAATATTTAGCACCAAATAATTCTTTTGGAAATGGTGCTCATGTTACTATGAGCTTGGAAGATATGAGTGGTAGTGCAGATGCATCTACTCTCGGTGATACTTATTCATCTGGTGTAGAATTTGTAACATTAGCACTTTCTCACATTAAACAGAGAAAGTTCGTTGTTCCATTTCAAGGTGGATTTGATGGAGACAATCCGGCAGTGACGAAGTTAACAGGAGCAAATATTGTTAATACAAATACACAAGGATTTGACTGTTCAACATCATCTACTGGTGGTACAACTGCTTATAAGAAAGCAATTAACGCAGTAAGTAATCCAGATGAATTTGATATCAATATGTTAATAACACCTGGTCTCGTTCATGGATTACATAGTAAAGTAACAAATCACGCAATATCTAAGTGTGAAGCACGAGGAGACGCATTCTATGTATTTGATTGTGGTATTCAAGGTGGTTCAATAGCAAGTGCAACAGCAGCAATTACCGCACTTGATACGAACTACGCAGCAACCTATTATCCTTGGGTAAAGATTGTTGATAGAAACACATCACTTCCAGTTTGGGTCCCACCTTCATGTGTTTTACCTGGTGTAATCGCTTACACGGATAAGGTAGCACACGAATGGTTCGCACCAGCTGGTTTGAATCGTGGTGGTTTGACTTCTGTATTAGAAGCTCAAACAAGATTAACACATTCAGAAAGAGATGATCTCTACGAAGAAAGAGTTAATCCAATCGCTTCATTCCCAGGTCAAGGTGTGGTTGTTTGGGGACAAAAAACACTCCAAGCAAGACCATCAGCACTTGATAGGGTAAATGTACGTAGACTCTTAATCAAATTGAAGAAGTTTATCGCTTCGTCAAGTAGATACTTAGTCTTTGAACAAAATACATCAGCAACAAGAAACAGATTCCTTAATATAGTGAATCCGTTCTTAGAGTCAGTTCAATCTAATAGTGGTTTATCCGCATTTAGAGTAGTGATGGATGATACAAATAATACTGCAGACGTAGTTGATAGGAATCAACTCGTTGGACAGATATTTATTCAACCAACACGAACAGCTGAGTTTATTGTATTAGACTTTGTGGTATTACCTACGGGAGCAACATTCCCAGAATAAGTTTGATTTATGTAAACTTAATTAATAAAAAGCCCCTCTTTTTGAGGGGTTTTTTGTTGCTTAATATATTTATATATGAAGATACTATAAAACTTCTAAAAAACTATGAAAAATGAATATGATGATTTTTTATAAAATTGATATTTATAGTTGAAGAATTAAACTTAATTGGAGATTAAAGATGCCAGAACTATTAGATCCTTCTGAAATAATGTTCACACCGTTTGAACCGAAAACGAAAAATCGGTACATCATGTATGTTGAAGGGATTCCCGCTTATCTTATTAAGACAGCAAATAGACCTTCAATAGCTTTTGAAACTATCGAACTTGATCACATCAATGTTAAACGATATGTTAAAGGTAAGGGAGCATGGGAAGAATTAGAAATTACTTTATATGACCCCGTTGTTCCGAGTGGAGCACAGGCAGTTATGGAATGGGTTCGTTTATCTCACGAATCAGTAACAGGTCGGGATGGTTATACAGACTTTTATAAGAAGGATGTAACTATCAATGTTTTGGGACCCGTTGGTGATAAAGTTGAGGAATGGACATTAAAGGGAACATGGATTGTAAACGCGAATTTTAATGATTTGGATTGGGCAAATACTACAGACCCAGCAGATGTTACTCTTACATTAAGATATGATTACGCAATATTACAATTCTAATATAATTTTAATAATAAAAGGAGTTAATTATGGCAGTCATAGCAGATAAAGCTTGGTGGAAATCAAAGACAGTATGGACTTCAGTAGTTGCTGGAGCCGTTGGAGTATTACAAGCAGTAGGTGTTGTAGAAGCAGTACCTGAAGTTGTTTGGACATTACTCGCAGCATTTGGTTTGTATGGAGTTCGTGACGCTGTTGGAAAAGCATAATTCAACAGTAAGTAGTATTTTAAACTGGGGATTATAATATCCCCAGTTAGTTTTATAATTGGTTATATTGTATAGATTACTAAAAACTATTCAATAGAAATTACAAAGGAGAAAAAACATGGCAGAAGAAAAACGCCAGTTTCCGACAGAGGTAATTGATTTGCCATCTAAGGGAGCACTTTATTCAAAAGATTCCCCATTGTCATCGGGAACAGTTGAATTGAAGTATATGACAGCAAGAGAAGAAGATATTCTAACATCTCAAAATCTTATTCGTAAAGGAATAGTGATTGATAAATTGTTAGAATCTTTAGTGGTTGATAAGGCCGTTAATTTGGATGATATTCTTATTGGAGATAAAAATTCAATTATGGTAGCCGCAAGGGTATTAGGATATGGTAAAGATTATGATTTCCAAGTTGATTGTCCTGCTTGTGGAGAAAATAATAATGATAATATAGACTTAACTTCATTAAAAGATAAAGAAATAGATCATTCACGTTTTAAAAGTGGAGTAAATGAATTTTCATTTAAACTTCCTACAAGTAAACGAACTATTACATTTAAACTTCTTACTCAAAAAGATGAAAGAGAAGTTGACAATGAATTAAAAGCTCTTAAAAAAATATCAGCTAAAAGTTCTATTGATCCTGAAGTTACTACTCGACTCAAAAAAGCAGTTTTATCAGTTGACGGAAATTCAGATTCAATTGCAGTTAATACTTTTGTTGATACTGAATTTTTATCAAGGGATTCATTAGCATTTAGAGAACATCTAAAAGAGATAACTCCAGATATAGAGATGGAATATTTATTTACGTGTGAGTTATGCGGTTTTGATCAGGAGGTGACGGTCCCAATGACCGTCGCGTTTTTTTGGCCTGCAGCCGGAAAATAAACCAGAGATACATACAGAAATATATCAACTCTGTTTTTACGGAAAGGGTGGATTTACCCACTCTGAAGTATACAACATGCCGACCTATCTGCGTCGGTTCTATTTAAAACTATTAGAAAAATCATATCAAGAAGAAAAGGCTGCCTATGATAAAGCAAATAAGAAATCTACAGGTGGAATTAATAGGCCCCCATCAGTCAAAAAATAAACAATTTGATATTTATTATTGAATCTTTTCAAGGTTTTATTCAACCTTATAATAACAATTAAGTTGGAGTATTTATGAAACAATCAACAGACGAATTGCGTGAATCCATTATTGATAAGATAATGACAGCTTTTTCAGGTGGAAAAGATATTCGGCCTGGTATTAGAAGAATGATAGATAAGGATCCAGAATTAAATAAAAAATTTAAAGATATTGAAAAAGATTTACAAAAGTTGGGCAAAAAAACCAACAAACTTTCAAAAGTAGCAGCAAAAAGATATAAAGGGACCCCTCTCGAAAAATTCTTTTCCGTTTAATTTAACTTAGAGTAAATTATGGCAAATAAAGATCCAGTTAAACAGACTAAAGAGCAAATAAAAGCTCTTAATGACCTTAGAAAAAGTCAAGGAGACTTAAATAAAGAGCAACGAGTTATGCTTGATAATCTCCGAAAACAACTTGCTATTTTAAATAACTTAGATAAACGACAGGCAAAATTAACTAAGGAAGGTGGAGTATATGCTGATTTATCTAAACAATGGGCTACTAACGCGTTGTCACAAAATAAAGGACAAGAAAATTTATCAAAATTACAAAAGGGACAAATGGATATGTTCCAAAAAGCTCTTGGTGGTCAACTAACATCTGTAAAAATTGGGGAACAAAAGGCAAATTTAGAAGATGAAATTTCAACTATAGGTCAGAATTATTTTGGTAAAAATCAAGCACATGGAGAAGAGTTACAAGCACAAGTTAAAGCAATGATAGAAATGTTGGATCACATTGAAGATGTTAATCAAGCATATTCTGGTGTAAATAATAAAGCTACAGAATTAGATAAACAAATGGGTCCCTTAAAGAAGGGATGGGAAGATGTTAAAGCGAAAGTTACTGATTTTACTACGATGCTATGGCAAAATCCTGTAAAAACAATAATTGGAACTCTTGTAGCTGGAGTAGTTTTATTAGCTAAACATTTTATTGGAATTTTTAATTCTTCAATGGCAATGCAAAAAGAACTTGGGGTAGGTGTTGGACACGCGATGGATTTAAATATAGCAACTCAAGAAGCAGCCGCTGGTGGATTTATGTATGGTGAAGGTATAGAAGAAGTATCCGCGAGAGCATCCACACTTGTAGAGGAGTGGGGTGTTATAAACCAAGAAACAAAAAATTCTATTGCGGCCGCTACTGAATTAGAAAGACATTATGGAGTTTCTACTACAGCGGCAGCCAGTTTAGCACAAATGATGGAAGCAACATCAACTTCAACTAAAGATGTTTTATTATCAGATATGCAAGGCCAGATGTCAGAATTACAAAAGGAAGGTATTCCTGTTGGTAAAGTTATGGAAGAGGTAGCAAGTGATACTGATTTTTTCGCAAAATTTATGAAAAAAGGTGGAAAAAATGTTATAAAAGCGGCCGCATTTGCAAAGAAGTTAGGTATGAGTATGGAAACTATTAGTGGATCAGCCAATGCATTATTAGATTGGGAAGAATCAATTAACGCAGAGATGGAAGCTTCTGTTTTGTTAGGTAGAGAAGTTAATATGGAACGGGCCAGAGAATTAGCATTCGCAGGTGATTTAGAGGGAATGCAAAAAGAGATTATGAGACAAGTTGGTTCTGAAGCAGATTTTCAGAGAATGAATGTTGTTCAACGAGAAGCTTTAGCAGCCGCAGCAGGAGTAACACTTACTGATTTGACTAAGATGGTAGCCGCTGAAGCTAAACTTGGTAAAATGACTTCAAAGGAAAGAAAGGATCAAGAAAGAAACGCTAAAGTTACTAAAAATATTCAAGGACTATGGAGTAAAATTGTTGGAATTTTTCAAAAGATGTATAAACAGTTTATTACACCTATTGCAAATAAACTTTTGGAAATGCTCGGGTTTACAGGTGGACTTGGTAGTGATTTAATGGGCCAAGCAGGTATATGGGAAAGTATTGAGACAGCGGTTGAAAAAGTATTTACATGGGTTAGTGGATTAGTAATGGATACTGTAGGTTGGTTTGTGGCTTTGGGAACGGTAGAAGGAAAGGGATTTTCATTAGAAGTAATGTTTCAAAATTTATGGGGAAAAATAGTAGCTATTTGGGATAAGTTGAAAGGATGGTTAGTTACAATAGGATTAATTTACGCAGCAGTTGTATTAATTCCACCTCTTTTCGCTCTTATGGGTGGAGGAGCAGCAGCAGCCGGTGCTGGTATAGCAGCAATGGGTGCAGCACTTGGTGGAATAGGAGCAGCCGCCGCACCCAT